GGTACCACTTGCCCGAGGTGGCGTCCTGTTGCTCCAACGTGACCGTGATGGACGGCGCGGTCACGATGGCCGTCACGTCCACCACAAGATGGAGGCCCACGGCGTACCCGGTGTTGAGCACCACCGCGGCCGGCGTCGCCGTGCGCGCCGCCGAGGCAAGAACCGTGGTCTCCCGGCTGGTCACTTCCGGGTCACCTTCAGGCCCGTGTTCGGGTCGGTGGCGGAACCCGTGACGAGGAGATCATGACGCATCCCCTCGGACAGAAAGATCTTCCTGCCGCCCTCGACCTCGTACTCGACCGGCGCGGACGCGTCCACGGCCTGGGTCGGCCCGGGGTTCTCCGTCACCGAAAGGCCGTTGAGCGCGGCCACGTCCACCGTGGACACGGCGCGGGCCACCGGGTGCGCGGGGTCGTTCTCCGCGTCGATGACCACGGCCGGGTCCTTGGACACGTCCTCGGGGTTCTCGTTCGTCCTGATCTTCGAGCCCGGCACCGGGTCCGGCGTCTCGGACTTGCTCTTCGGGGTTGCCATTGCTGCTCTCCTCGTGGATCGACCACCGGCCCGCCTTGGGCGGGCCGGTGGTGGACGGATTACACCGGGTCGTACGCGAGCCGGCGAACGCCGGTCAGGTCCGTGATCGCGAGGGCCTTGTAGCCCCAGATGCCCATGTGGATCTTGGCCACGGAGATGTTCTCCATGGTGAGGCGCTGGGGCGCCGTGGCCCAACCGGACACGTTGTCCCGGTCGATGAGGTAGGAGTTGGCCGAGTTGGCGGACGTGGCGGCCAGGGCCCACGCCGGTTTCCCCACCAGGCCGGCCACCTCGACCGCGGCGAAGAACGCGGACATGGTGCCGGTCGCGTTCGCCGCGCCGATGTACGGGAAGAGCTTGCGGCCGTTGGAGTCCTTCGCGGCGATGAGGGCCTTGTAGAGGTCCACCTGCACGAAGAAGTCCCGCATGCTGAATCCTCCGCGGACGTACTGCAGCGGCGCCAGCTGGGACGTGATGGACGCCTCCAGCGCGCTGTCCGCCGCCGCGGTGGTGATGGTGATGGTGGTCGGCGCCGCGCCCTCCAGCAGGGTCACAGCGGACGCCTCCAGGGCCTCGAACCAACCGCGGACCATCTGGCGCCAGATGAGGCCGGACAGCTGCGGGTTACCGCCCTGATCCCAGGCCTCGCGCGAGATCTCCACCTTGCCGGAGACGGCCGAGGGGGTGATGGTCTGCGAGGTCGCGGTGAACGTGCCCGGCGTGGGCTCCGTGTTCTCCGTGTGCGCACCCACGAGGCCGGAGGACGTGTTGAACTTCGGCAGCGTGAACGGCGTGGCGTCCCCGATCGTGCCCTTCTCGATCGCGGACCAGATCGGGTACTGGAACTCCTTCTGGTCCACGTAGAGGTCCGGGCGCTGGATGTTCGGGTTGAGCGACGTGACGTCGCTCATGGCGGTGGCGAAGTTCGCCTCCACCGTCCCACCCTCGGAGAACTGCTTACGCATCCAGCTCTGCGCACGCTCCAGGGCCTCCACGTCACCGTGGCCGAACCCGGCGATGAGGTCTGTGGAGAAGTCGAACTTACCACGGGTCAGGTTGCCCTTCCGGTCGAACCGGTACGGCTCTTCCTCGCGGACGAACGTGGTGGCGGTGCCCGGACGGACCGGGTTGACGCGCTCGCGCTGCTCCGGCTGCGGGACCGGCGCGCCCTGCCCGAGCAGCATCGGCAGCACGCCGGGGATCCCGACCAGCACGCCGATCTGTTCCTGCGAGAGCGCGAAGTTCGCCGGCCCGTTCGGGCCGGCGTTGCCGGACTGCGCGGCCGGAACACCGGCCAGGGCCTGTAGCACGCCCGGCATGGCGATGAGCTGTGCCGTCTGCTCCGGATTGAGCGCGAAGTTGGCCGGGGTCGGGGCCGGCGGCGCCGAGACCGGCGCGGCCGGGGGCGGACAGGTGTGCGCCGCGCCCGGGGTCAGGCTCGCGCCGCACGTGGCGCACGTTTCCATCTGGTCTCCCTTGTCTGCGCCCGCGGCCACTCTGGTCACGCGAGCATCGTCGAACGCCGGTACGGCCAACAGGGAGGTCTCCCGCCATGCCGCGCCGCCTACTGCCACGAGGTACACGCCCTGATTCAGCGGGTCCGGGATGGCGTCGTTGATCTCGGTCCCAACCGAGAACCCGTCCCGGATGCCATCGCGCGCCTCCGCAAGGGCGCGATCGCCGTCCGGGCCTTCCTTGATCTTGTATCGGGCGAACATCCCCTCCGGCCGTTCCTGGTGATACACCAGGTAGCCGAGCGGCTGCGCGTTGTCGTGGTCCCGGAGCGCCTTGTTGCGCTTCAGCTCGGCCGGCGGGACGAGGCTGCCCATTTGGAACCGCCACCGGTACCCGTTCTTGCGGGCGATCTTGTCAGCACCGTACGGCACCACGACGCCTTCAATGATCCGGCGCTCCATGTCCACGTGCAGCGGAGGGAGCGCGTCCATCGAAAAGACCAGCAGGTCAGAATCCTCGGCGCCCATGTTCGCGGTACGGCGGATCGGGACCACGTTGTCCGGGAGCTGCGCGGGCTGAGCCGGCGGCGCGAGGCTGGCCCGCTGGGCCGCGGTCAGCGGCGGCATCTCCTCCTCGGCACGGGCCTCGTCCGCGTCCATCCACGGTCCCACGCCGGCCAGCTGGTAGACCTTCGCCCGCGTCAGGGGATCGACGCGCAGGTATTTGTCCAGGTCAAAGCCGACCCTGTACCCCCGCTTGGTCACGTCGCCCATGCTCAGGCGCTCGGCGATAGCGGCCATGTAGGGGGCATACGTGTCGTTGATGCGGTCCTGGCGCCGGTCGGTGGCGTTCTGGTACGTCCTGGACGTGGTGGAGACGCCGAGATCCTCCGGGTCCAGACCGGTCATGTTCGCGATGTCGAGCGCGGCCTTCCGCTGTTGCTCGATCAGCTGGAGATCGGCCGGCGTGGGCGTGTCCACCGCGTTGTACTTCAGGGCGTACGGCACGTACGCAGTGGTGCGGTTCTTGCGCGCGCGGTTCCAGTCGTCAAGGAGTTGCTGGACTTCCTGGTCGGTTGCCGGGTCCGCACCCTCCGTGGGCGAGAAGTAGTCCAGCGGCCGGGGATTGTCCGCGTAGAGCGCGGACGTGGTGTCCAGCAGCACAGCACGCCGGATGGTCCGGCCGCCGGAGTGGAGCAGCCCGGGGTTCGGCGAGTCGAACCGGATCAGCTCGGCGGCCGGGTCAGCGATCAACTCACCGTTGACGTAGATGTCGGCGCCGCGGGGGTCGAACCCGCCCGGCAGCGGCGCCGGCCAGCCGGTCCGCTGCTGGATCTGCACGGACGAGAAGTCCAGGTGCTGGGCGTAGACGGGGTACCCATCGGCGCCGAGCGCCAGAACCCGCCACCACGAGAGACCCTCGAAGATCAGATCTTCCAGGGTCTGGGAGAGGGTCACCACGTTGGCCACGTCCGGGTCGATCTGCTCCAGCAGCGGCAGCCTGACCCGCTTCTGATCGCCGTCGCGCTGCACGAGGGGGAGCGTCGCGGTCGAGCAGATCAGGTTGCGCGCCCGGAGCACGGCCGGGACGGAGAGCGCCTCCGGGCGGCCGGCCCGCGGGAGCAGCCCCCGGGCGTTCATTTCCAAGATCACGTCTGCGATGGGGCGCGGCGCCGGATCGGCACTGAAGCCGAGCATCTTCCCGAGCGCTCTCTTGATCCCCATGGATGCGCATGGTACACGGACGGGGTGAAAAGCGGAGCCCCTACTCCGCACCCGCTACCACGAGCCGCGGGCGGCCAGCTGGCGGGGGCAGCATGCGGGCGAGGTGGACGGCGCCGGCCACGGAGTACGCCGCGTCGATGTGGCCACCGGAGGCGCTGCCGAAGACCCACCGGGCCCCACGCTTCACGCGCTCGCACTCCCCCACGTGCTGGTCGAGCAGCATGTCACCGGAGTGCAGGAAGGCCTTCCCCCGAACAAGATCATCTAGGCCCATGCAGGCGGCGGCCATCTCCGCCTGGATCGGCTGCGCCACCCGCTTCCACCGGTCCGGCGTGAAGCCGTCCGGGAGGTGCAGGTCGCCGGCCATGGCGGCGGCCGGCCCCTGCGGGAACCAGCCGAACAGCACCGGGCGGACGCGGCCCAGCAGGCCCGGGAGCTGGATGCGGGCGGCCACCGTCGAATCCCAAGATCCGACCACCTCGGCCCGAACCCGTCCGTCCTGGAGGACGGCGGCCACCGAGAGCGTGACGTGCCCACCATCCGGTGCCACGTCGAGACAGGCAGCCACGCGGGTCTTGGCCTCGTCCAACGTGCCGGGGACGCGGCAGCGCAGCCACATCCCCGGGTCGACGGCCGGGTTCATGACCTTGACCCGGATGCACATGCTCTCGGTCTTGAACAGGGTCAGGGCCTCGCCACCCTTGGCCACCGCGGACCGGGCCTTGTTCTGCATGCGTTCGGCGTTGATCCGGCGACCGTAGTTCGGGTTCGCCATCGCCAGCGCGGCCGGATCTTCCGGGTCGGCGTCGTCGGGCGCGCTCCACTCGAAGATCCCTACACCGGGATCCCCACGGCCGGTGGCGATGAACTCGTGCGCGGCGCCCTGGAGGTCGTTCAGCACTACGGACTTGTCGCTGCCCGCGTTGCTCAGTGCCCAGATCTGCGAGTCCGCCACCGCCTCCGTGGCCGGCTCCAGGGCGGACCACGCGGCGTAGCTCTCGTGCTGGCGCAGCTCATCGGCGATCGCGCGCCGCACGGTCAGCGACCGGGCCCCTTCCTCGTTCGCGGCGGCAATCCGGTACCGGCGCTCGATCGTGGGATCGTCGTCCTCCTGCGACAGGAACCGCATCTCCGTGAGGCCGGCCCCGCGGACCCACCACTTGCGGCCTTCCAGGTGGGAGGTATGCAGGGCTCGACAGTTCTCAATGATCTTCCGGGTCTTGTCCCACGTCTCGGCCGCGTACTCTAGCTTGGTCGAGGTCCCCACGATCAGTCCTGGCCGGTCCACCGCCAGCCAGTACGCGGACAGGATCGACGGCGTCTCGGTCTTGCCGTTCTGGCGCGCGGCCAACGTCAGGATGGTGTGGTAGCGCGGCAACCCGTCCTCACGCAGTTCGCCACCGTGGATCCACAACCATTCCTGCCACGGGTCCGGCGGCCGGCGCAGCACGTTGCGGGCGAACCGGACCTGCTCGAACCCGACGCTGGTCTCCTCGTTCAGCGGCCGAAGTGGCGGGGTCCAGATCCTAGGCTCCGTGCTCCCGAGCACGGCGCGCGGCCCGGAGCA